GCTGGAGAAATTCTAGAGAAGAAGATCAAAGATTCTGTATTCATTTCTGGAGCAACCAAAAATCCAGACAGAAAGGAACACTACGATGAAGTATCTACTGCAAAAAATAAAGTTATCATTGCCACATATGGAGTTGCCGCTGTTGGCATTAACATTCCTCGTATTTTTAATCTTGTTCTTATAGAACCAGGAAAGTCCTTTGTGAGAGTGATACAATCCATAGGCAGAGGCATCAGAAAAGCAGAAGACAAGGATAATGTCCAAATTTGGGACATCACTAGTTCTTGTAAGTTTGCAAAAAGACATCTAGGACAAAGAAAAAAGTTTTACAAAGAGGCAAATTATCCGTATAATATACAAAAGATAGATTATGAAAATCCTTACATTAGAAAATAAAACATACACTTTAGAAAAGATACCAGAGTACGTGGACGACAGTTTACGTTTTGCGGTGTTGGACAATTCAAACCCGCAGGATCCTGATTACTATTACATACCCTTAATTTTTTTAGAAAGTTTCAATGCACCTGCCGCCGTGCTACAAATTGGCCCTCACAAAATCAAAATGCCATTAGATTGGAAAATGATCATAGGAGAAGCGGAGCAAGGTGAATTACATGTGCTACCAATTACAAGTTTAAATGATAGAGGATTCGAAGCATTCACTTTCAATCCACTTACAGGATCAAAGCCTGATTTTTTTGAAGTGGACATCGTGGACATTTATCAAGACATAAAATGGTACTTTCCAAAAATGAAGTCTGGCCAGTTACTAGCAGTGCCATTAGAGGACAAACACAATCCAAGATGTGCTTATTTCGTAAAGGACATATCTAAGCAATGTGAAAACATAGATTATGGCTCCGCCTGGTAAAACTGTAACAATCGAGGCACCAGTGATGATTGTGGACAACACAGTCATATGGATGGAACAACATTGGTTAGACAATTTTATGGCATGGTTAAAGAAGGAAAAATTAGAGATATCCGGATGGGGATGTGAAAATTATAAGTTGAAAGTTGAGTTTGTAGATGCTAAAATGGCAACAATGTTTGGATTAAAATATGGAACAAAAAAGTAAAAGAAAATTTTTCGAACTTCGTAACGGGTTGAAGGCAGTTGATTTCCGTAACAAAGATTACTATGATAGGATTGATGACCATGAGCGGTCTTTGTACTCACCTTATATGATAATGCGATATGCAAGTTCTGTCTCGGGAGATAAGTTTTATCAAGAGCATTATGTTGAAATGGTCAACGAATGTGTTAACAAGCATCTGTTTACGTTGTCAGGCAAACACAAAAAACTGTGTTGGATCCTAACTGCGATGTGCGGATCATTGAAACAACAGTTTCATCCATGGATCAAACCAATGAAGAAGGTCCCAAACAAAAGCATGAAACAGTTGCTTGAAATATTTCCAAGTGCCAAAGAGAGTGATTTGGAAACCTTGGACAAATTGATTACTGACAAAGAACTTGAAGAACTGTTAGAGGACCATGGAATCAAATCTAAATAAGTGTCCCTACTGCGGAAAGACTTTCACTAGAGAAAGAACACTACAGGTACATGTTTGCGAACAGAAACGCAGGCATCTACAAAAAAATGAAAAATGGGTGCAAACTGCATTTGTTGTTTTTCAAAGATTTTATGAAATACACCAAAGAAGTGGAAAGCCAAAGACATACGATGAATTTTGTAAGTCGGCCTACTACAATGCATTTGTGAAGTTTGGCAGACACCTGAACCACATCAATCCTTTGTATCCAGAAAAATTTATAGACTATGTCATAACTTCTAAGATCAAACTCGATCACTGGGCGAGGGACGATTTGTACGAAGCATATCTCGTGGATGTTTTACGATCCGAAACAGTCGAAGACGCACTACGTAGAAGCATACAGACAATGATGGAATGGGCAGAACAACAAAGTGTCCAGTGGAGTGACTATTTCAGGTTAGTCAATACATCAAGAGCCGTCCAGCACATACAATATGGTAGGATATCACCGTGGTTAGTTCTCGGTTGTCCGGCAGGCAAAAAAATGTTACAATCTTTTACTGACGAACAATTACAAATGATCAATAGATTTATTGATCCAAATTTTTGGAACAATAAGTTCAGGAACTACCCTGCTGATCTTTTATTTGTAAAAGAAACTGCCAAGGAGGCAAGAATTGAGTAAAAAAATTGACGACATGATCGAGATAGAACTCGGAGACAGTCTTTTGGTAGTTGGAAGCAATGGCAAATTGAAGAAACTTATTTTGCCTGAATACAAAGACAATATAGAAGAAAGCAAAGGTACAAAAAAAGTAACAGAGATACTTGAACTTTTTGAACCCAATGCTGGATTGAAAGTTTTTGAACAAATGAACAAAAGGAAAATGAACTAATGCCTGATGTAGATATTGATTTTTTTGATAGGGAGAATGCATTGAAATTATTCAAGCACACAGCGGCCAGTATCATAAAAAATGATCAATCCGAGAAGCACAAGACAGGTGTTTACTTCCACAGCATTCCTACAGATCCAATAAGCAAAGAAGCCAGCATAGATTATAAAGAGGCGGAAGAAAGAGGATACTTCAAGATAGATTGTTTGAATGTTAACATCTACAAGGACGTAAAATCAGAACAGGATTTGGTAACATTGATGATACAGGAGCCGGACTGGGACATGTTGAAAGACAAAGTGATAGTTGATCAACTTTTCCATCTGAATGGACATTTTGATATTGTGAGCAAACTGGAACCAAAAAACATAGAACAACTAGCGGCTGTATTGGCAATTATTAGACCTGCCAAGAGACATCTGCTATATAAATTTTGGAAGGAGATTTTAGAAGACGTTTGGAAAAAACCAACAGACGGTTCGTATTTTTTCAAGAAGTCTCACGCAGTTGCATACGCACATGCGATTGTTGTACAAATGAATCTTATAAAAAATGCACAACTTAAAGAAACACCTACTACATAACCTTGATTTCAGCAGTGGGTTTGGAATAGACCTGCCAATGTTGAATGATCAACCACGTAATAAATTTTATAGAAACTGCCTCGCGGAATGTAAAGACAAAGTTGTCCTTGACGTGGGGTCGGGCACAGGACTTTTGTCGGTCATGGCAATCGACGCTGGTGCGAAAAAAGTTTATGGTTTTGAGATTGATAAGAAGAATTATGAACTGTCACAACACCTAATCGAGAAGGCAAAGTTACAAGACAAGATAAAAATATTTCACATGGACGTTCTAGACTGCGATCCAAAGAAGTTAGACATAGAACCAATAGATTTTGTCATGAGTGAAACTTTCGCCAGCGACATCTTTATACAAAATTTCACGCACATCACAGACTATGTGCTACAGAAGTTTCCGCTGGCGAAAAATTGCACAGTCATACCATCCAAGATAGAATTGAAAATAAGTGTAGTTGATCAACTCGACAAGAATGATTTCGATCCCGGCGTAAACTTACATAAAGGATTCAAGGATGCAATGAACGAGGTCGTACAGATATACCGAGACAACTGGAAGCCGCAAGGACAGGTCAGATACAATCAAGAAGTAAACATAGATCAGACACACAACCTGCAGTCAGCAAGATTGCACGACGATGTCGTAGAAATTGAAACGGCACAAAGCATCGCAGAGTTTGATATAGATGGCACGACAACGGAACAATTACACATGTTCACTAAATCGTTTAGATTCGATGAAAAAAAGATAGCACATCCTTATTTGAAAGTGCAATGGACTTTGCACAGAAACGGTGAGCATTTTGATCTCTTCTACCCAGGAAGTAACTGGAGAACACTCGGGTTCAAGATAGATCCTGAAAAACCAATGGAGTTTGATGCTAGATTCAACATACAGACAAACAGCCTTATCATAGCACAAAAAGACATCTAGACTAAATATAGTTTTGATGTACCATCAAAAAAAGAAAAAGAAATCCACAAAAAAATCTAAAAGAAAATCTTCAAATTATCGTTCAGAGAGTAACAGTTATCAGCCGGATAGTCCTTTAACATTACATTATCTTACAACAGGTGCTATACTTCCTGAAAAAAAAGAAGATTAAGTGGGTCTACGCATTAACTGGATTGTTTTCCTTTTAACCCGCTTCTTCGATATGTCGTCCAATTTTACAACAGGTCCATGCATAATTTTTATGTCTTTTGATGCTAAAGTGACCAGTGTGCTTCTAAAGTAATTAAAGTCCTTCTTGAGGAATATGTTTATTGGTATTTGCCTATTACTTTCCCACCACCAAGTTTGTCCTAACTTGAGAAATGCCATTTTGTCCTTTGGTAGCAGAATCCTGCCATAATCGTAGAAACTAGTTACATTGGCATCCTGGTTTTGTATTATGCCTACAAACTCCAGATCGCCTTTGGTAATAAGCGATAAAAAAGGAAAATTTTCCTTTAAGGTTTCAAAAATCTTGTTCATGCTCTATCTATAAATACTGTTAAATATGTATTATGCAAACAGTATCAAGGTATTTACTATCACAGTTGGTAATCGCCTATGTAAATGGTTATCACGGGAGGAACTCAAAAGTGTACGATAGACGTTTAACACTGCACAGAGGGGTTAATAACCCTATAACCTTCACGTTCAAAAACGAGGATCAAAAGGCGCAGGATATTACATCAAAAACATACGAATTTAATTTAATTGATACAGAAAGCAAGAAATCTGTGCTTACCAAAAATTTGACTGTGTTGGACGATGGATCCACTGTAAGCACAAGAGGTGATGCAAGTTGCACCATAACAGACGGCGATCTACTAGACTTAGATGCAAAATTTTATAATTTTTCCGTTAGGGAAATTGGATCAGATGGTAGTAGAACAATTACATATTCTGATACAGGTTACGCGGCCGCTGGCACAGTTGAACTGTTGGATACTGCCTATCCACAGTTTGTTGCGAGTACAGAAGTCAACAGTTTCACAGTTACCACAGGCCCACAATCAAAAACAAGTGCGGCGGTTGATGCCCAGCCTGGAAAAAACAACAATAAAGCATTACACAGCATTGCTGTTTACACCAAAAATTTTAGTGGAGAGTTACAAGTGCAAGGCACAATGGTAAGCACTTCACCGGTGGATGCCGACTATTTTAACATCACTCTGGACGGACAATCATCAGACAAAGTAACCTTGACAAATTCAACAACGGTTACACATTTCAACTTTACAGGTGTTTACCAAAACGTTAGGTTCTCATGGGGCAACGCTTCTGGTAATACTGGTAAGATTGACAAAATCCTATATAGACAGTAAAATAGTTTTATGAACCTGATCCAGTCGACTATTCTGACGTCCTTGCCTCCTGGGCAAAAAAAGACACCATCCGGATGGATATCCTTCAACGCACCTTGTTGTGTTTACAACGGAGAGAACGCAGACAAAAGGAAAAGGGGAGGCATAATGTTATCTGCCGATGGCACGTTAAGTTATCATTGTTTCAACTGTGGATTCAAATCCAGTTACGTTATTGGACGTAAACTCAATTATAAAATGAGACAACTTATGTCATGGTTTGGCATTGCCGATGATGTAATTAAAAAATTAGCCATTGAGGCAATGAGGCACGAAGAGTCTGGTGTAACATATGAGAAGAAAAAATTTGTAAACTTCAATAAAAAAACACTTCCAAAGAACGCACAAAAAATTGAAACATGGTTAGAAAAATATCTAGCAAAAGATCTTACTGACAGGCAGTATGAAAAAATAGACCAATTCTTAACATATCTTTCAAGTAGAGGAATTGATCCAAGTTGGTATGATTTCAGTTACTCACCTGTGAAAGAATTTGATTTTGATCAACGTGTGATCATCCCTTTTTACTGGAAAGGAGACATTGTTGGATTCACGGGTAGGAGTTTTACTGATTCGCCAAAAGCAAAATACTTTACAGAAGTACAACCCGGTTACGTTTTCAATATGGACGCACAAGACTGGTCACGGAAGTTTGTAATAGTAACCGAAGGACCTTTTGATGCTATTACCATATCTGGGGTCAGCATATTGGGATCAGAGGTAAATGATACACAAAGGGATTTGCTTAATGGCCTTAACAAAAAAGTCATAGTAGTTCCGGACAGAGATGCTCCAGGACAAAAATTAGTAGACCAGGCATTGGAATTTGGATGGAGCGTTGCTTTTCCAGAATGGGATAAAACGGTTGGCGATGTGGCAGATGCTGTGTTAAAATATGGCAGGCTGTTTACTTTACAATCAATACTAAAAACAACAGAGTCAAGTAAATTGAAAATAGATTTAAAGAGAAAGATGTATGGCTGATTATTCGTTTGATGTACAAAAATTATATCTAGAAATGTTCTTGGCAGATGCCGAATCGTTTGCTAGGGCACAGAATATTTTTGATCCTGTGCATTTTGAAAGAAAACTACAACCAATAGCCAAGTTCGTAAAAGAATATTCGGATGAATACAAAGTGATGCCCGATGTTGATCAAGTAAATGCTAAACACGAAATCAAACTGAAATCAGCAAAGGATCTCGATCCAAGTCATTTCACTTGGTTGCTTGATGAGTTTGAAAACTTTTCAAGACACAAAGCAATGGAAAAAGCGATTTTAGAGTCAGCGGATCTACTTGAAAAGGGCGATTACAATCCAGTAGAAGATAAAATTAAACAAGCAGTTAGCATTAGTCTTACAAAAGACTTAGGTACAGATTACTTCGAGGATCCAAGAGGTAGGTTGGAGGCTTTAAAAAACTCCAACGGGCAGGTCAGCACAGGGTGGCCCAATGTTGATAAGAAGTTATATGGTGGGTTCAACAAAGGTGAGTTAAACATATTTGCAGGTGGATCAGGAGCAGGCAAAAGTTTATTCCTACAGAATCTAGCAGTCAACTGGGCAACCGCTGGCTTGAACTGTGCGTACATCTCGTTTGAGTTGAGTGAACAGTTAGTGGCAATGAGATTGGATTCGATGTTAGCAAACATACCAACTAGGCAAGTAATGAAAGATATCGAGAACGTTGAAATGAAAGTCAAAATGATGTCAAAGAAATCAGGTGGTATACAGATAAAATATCTGCCAAGTGGTAGCAACGTGAACGATCTCAAAGCGTACATAAAAGAATTGCAATTAAAACAAAAGAAAAATATTGATTGTATACTGATAGATTATTTGGATCTCATGATGCCAAAATCTAAACGTGTGTCTCCCGCGGATCTTTTTATAAAGGACAAATATGTTTCTGAAGAATTAAGAAATCTTGCAACAGAATCAAACATTATAATGGCCACGGCATCGCAACTTAACAGGGCATCAGTCGAAGAGATCGAGTTTGATCATTCTCACATTGCTGGAGGATTATCGAAAGTGCAAACAGCAGATAACGTTGTTGGTATTTTTACATCCAGGGCAATGAAAGAGCGTGGCAGATATCAAATACAATTTATGAAGACAAGATCAAGTTCTGGTGTTGGACAAAAAATTGATTTGGAATTTGACATAGACACATTAAGAATAAGAGACCTAGCAGAGGATCCAGAGTACCAACAGTTTAAAAAACAAACTTCAACAATATATGATAACCTCAAACAAAAAAGCAAAATTACACCAAGCGGTGCACCAACAGATGCAAGACCCGACAAGGATATAGATCCAAGAAAGGGCGATTCGGTAGGCAAGGTCAAAGCGAATGTTGAAGGAAACAAATTAAGAGAATTGCTGAACGAACTTCATTCAGATGAAGAACAATAGTGTCATTTATATAAACGGTGACAGTTGGTGTGATAACAGGTATTTCAAGACCTTATTAAACAAAACATTTCCAAGTCAATTAATTGTCAATGCGGCAGTGCAGGGCAACTGGAACAGTCAGATCAATGCAACTACTATAAATGATATTAAGTTGCTGTCCGAAAAATTTAAAAACATAAACTGTTTTGTCTATTACAGCGAGTGCTTGAGAGGATCATCAGAGGACGAGACAATTAAGCAAATGGCAAAACACAAGACGTATGATAGAATAAATCTATTGCTTGAAGACCTACTGTACAGTTATCATGCCGTACTACAAAAAAAGATAGGTGACCTTTGTAACCTAAACATGACAACAGCGTTCATCGACAACTGTGTTCTATCCACAATGCGACCTATGTACCAGGCAATGTTATCCGAGAATCCTTTTCACAAATGTTATTCATTGAGCAAACACGTAAAGGATCAGTCTGTATTAAACGCTTTGTTTGACAAAGAAGAAAACGTGAGGTATCTCGACAGCGTGATCGAAAGATGTAAGTTGCTTGAAAGCATACCGGGAATGAAAGATTACCATCCTAACAACGAATCTTTGTATGAAATGGTAATTGCGGACATCCAAAACAAACTTGCGTAAGCGTAAATTTTTTCAACAGCGAAAGCAGTAATTTTGCGTAAGATTACTTGTTGACCTCTCATAAAGCACAATTACAACTGCCTATTTTTGTTTGTCTGTTTGTCGCGAGTAATAAATAAAATTGCTCAAGGCAATACAGGCAAACATAGGCATGAAAAAAGACAAACAACTAAACGACATCACAAGGCTGTACGATAGATTCATTAGGCAATGTCCAGGCACAGAAGAATACACGCATAGGCTAGCCGAGGAAACTCAACTCATCCTTCAACTACGATTCGTAGACTACTTCATCCAAATATGTGACATAATGGCAATCACCAGGGACATACCACACATGACCCG